CGGGAACCAGAATAACCAGAACCAGAACGGCGGCGGTTATCAGGACTCGAACAATAACCAGAACGGCGGGAACCAGAATAACCAGAACCAGAACGGCGGCGGTTATCAGGACTCGAACAATAACCAGAACGGCGGGAACCAGAATAACCAGAACCAGAACGGCGGCGGCGGCCAACCAATGCAACAAGCGAACGACTACTTACCGAAGTAACGGCGCAACTTTGGGCGCGGTCGTTAAGCCATTTCGGCCGCGCTCCTTTTTATTCAGTAGGGGACCAACATTGTGAAAGACTGCAAAGCAAGACAGCATAGCGACCAAATGGTCTGCGACGGCTGCGGGTTGTGCTGGGACACTAATGACCCCGAGCCGCCCGACTGTAAGCCGAAACGCAAGCCCGAGAAGTCGGAAGCCGTAAAGGCCCGCGGGACGTCCTTTCGGGAACGCGCCGCAGCGGCCGGGCGAGTGCGCCGGGAGTATTACGCCTTGCCCGCGGAACACGAACAAATTAAACAATTTTTGGCTAAAATCCGCCATAAAACAGGGTAGAAAAAATGAAACAGCATATTGAACTCTTAGGAAAGAAAGCAAAGGACCGCGTTACGGGCTTTAAGGGCGTAATATCTTCGGTGTCGTTTGACCTCTATGGCTGCATCCAAGCCGCCATAACCCCACCAGTTGATAAAAACGGTGAGACGACCGGCGGGCAGTGGTTCGACGTAACCCGCCTCGAAGTAAATACCGGTAATCCTGTGATGGCCGTGCCCGATTTTGACGCGGGTTACGTCGCCGACGGGCTGAAAGGCGCCGCAGAAAAGCCCGCAATTTAGCGCTAGGGGGTTGCGTTACCGGAAACGGTGACGCATACTTGTTACAACTTAAACCAGACCGGAGAACAGCGGAATGAAAACACCAGTCGAAACCCTCGCCGAAATTATTGCCCCCTACCTGCAGCCCGTCATTCGAGGCCTGGGCGGCGAAGCATCCGTGGCGGCCGAAGTAATCGAACAGCTACAAGCCGAGCACGTTGTTCTCGCCCAGTCCTGGACGCTGTCCGGGAACGTTATTGTACTCGCGCCACTACCCGACGGCGCCGACGCTAAGAAGATGGTCTACGTGGTCGAGCCTACTGGCGATAACCACGTTTCTATTCAAGCGATCCACCCCGAGAACGTCAGCGCATGACACACGCGACGATTGATTTCGAAACCTACAGCGAGTCGGGCTACACAATCGACCCGATTAATAAAACGGTTAAGGGCAACGGCGGCCAGGGTAAAGGCGGCCTGCCTGTTGTGGGTACCGCCGTTTACGCCGAACACCCCTCGACCGAAGTGCTGTGCCTGTATTACGACCTACACAACGGGAACGGCGTACAGGGTTGGGTGCCCGGACTACCTTTCCCGCACGACCTGTTGGCCCACGTCCAGGCCGGCGGCCAGGTCCACGCCTGGAACGTTACGTTTGAGTTTTATATCTGGAACCTCGTCTGCATTCGCCTGTTCGGCTGGCCACCGCTCCCGCTTGAGAATTGCCGCTGCGATATGGCGAAGGCCCGCCGGTACAGCTTGCCTGGCGCAATGGGTCGCTGTGCTAAAGTGCTGGGAACGGAACAAAAAGACAAAGCGGGCGGCGCACTCATTAACAAGCTATGCCGGCCCCACAAGCCGACGGTACCCCGTCCCGCGTTCCGCTGGACACCCGCAACGAACTGGCCGGACTTCCAGGCCCTCTATAATTACTGCGGGCAAGACGTCGTAGCGGAAGACAGCGCCGGCAACCGAATCCCGGACTTGTCGCCGGAAGAGTTGGCGATCTGGCAATTAGACCAACGCATAAACGTCCGCGGCGTGCAAGTCGACATCGACGCGTTAAACGCCGGTCTCGATATACTCGAGCAAGCCGAGCGCCGTTACACGCTGGAACTGGTCCAACTGACCGGCGGCGCCGTCGGGTCCGTCGGAGAGGTCGCGAAGCTGCAAGCCTGGCTAGGCACGCAAGGCATACACACGCCGAACCTGCAAAAAGAAACCGTCGACGCGCTGATAAACGGCGACACCCTCGCGCAGTCCCCGCAGGCGTGGCGAGCGTTACAAATCAGGCAGACACTAGGCGCGGCCAACGTTAAGAAGCTGCGCAAGCTGGCCCTGCAGGTCAGTCGAGACGGTCGCCTACGTAATCAGTATATGTACTGTGGCGCGGACCGCACGGGCCGGTGGTCAAGCGCTGCGGCCGACGACAACGCCAGCAATTCACAACTCCAAAACATTACGGCGAAGGGCCCAAAGTCGCACCAGTGCGAAGCGTGCGAGAAGTCATTCGGTATTCCGGACACGCCGAACGGTAGGGATCGAGTGGCGGAGGCTTGCCCCCGTTGCGGTTCGTTTATGTTTCACGACCTGCCCGAGTGGAAGATAAAACAGGCGGAGGACGCCATAGCGGACGTTTTGACGCGCGACCTTGACCACGTTGTCCGAATATGGGGCGACCCTGTAGCGTTGCTCTGCGGCTGCCTGCGTGCGTTATTTATCGCTAAACCCGGCCACGATTTCGTTTGTTCGGATTTCTCAGCTATTGAGGCGGTGGTCGCGGCGTGCCTGTCGCGTTGCCAGTGGCGTATTGACGTTTTCAACGGCACGCAAAGCATCTACCTAATGTCGGCCTCGAAGATTACCGGCACCCCCGTCGAGGTCTACGAACAATATAAAATCGACAACAAAGCGCACCACCCGGACCGCGGCAAAATCGGCAAGGTCGCAGAGCTGGCCAGTGGCTTCGGCGGTTGGATCAACGCCTGGAAGAACTTCGGCGCGTCCGACTCCGACGACAAAATTAAAGCCGACATCCTGAAGTGGCGCGAAGAGTCGCCCGAAATCGTGGAAATGTGGGGCGCGCAGTTCCGGTGGTGCGGCCCCGGTAAGTGGGACTACCGACCCGAGTTGTTCGGCCTTGAGGGTTGCGCGATTCAAGCGGTAATGTTTCCCGGTCAATACTTCCGCCATATCGACATAGCGTACTACTACAACACGGCGGCCGACGTGCTGCAGTGCTGGTTGCCTTCGGGCCGTGCGTTGAACTACCACCGCCCCCGGCTGGAACCTGCCGAGGACAAGCTGCACCGCGGGCCGGCTGTTTCGCTAACCTTTGAGGGTCATAACTCCAACTCTATGAAAGGGCCGGTCGGCTGGCAACGTATGGAGACGTTCGGCGGTCGGCTGTTCGAGAACGTTGTCCAGGCGGTAGCCAGGGACATTCAAGCACTCGGGTTGTTGCGCATTGAAAGCCGCGGCTACCCAGTAGTAATGCACACGCACGACGAGGGCTGTACGGAGGTTCCGGAGGGCTTCGGTAGCGTGGAAGAGTTAGACAGCATCCTGGCCGAGCGTCCCCCCTGGGCGGCGTGGTGGCCAATCAAGGCGGCCGGCTGGCGCCATAAACGTTATCAGAAAGACTAACAAGTCCTTGCGTTACCGGAAACGGTGGCGCATACTGTCCGTAATAACTAAGGAAGCGGAGCAAAGCAAAATGATTAAAGTAGAATGCGACAGATGCTTAGGTAAGGGCCGGATCAATGCTTATGCAGGTATTCAGAATGGCATCTGCTTCAAGTGTAATGACAAAGGCTTCGTGCTTCAGAAGAACCCACCGCGCATACAGAAAACTTTCAAGGTCTCATTTTTGTGGCTTGATAAAGATGATTGCAATTACAACAACGGCGACTTCTGCCATTGCTGGAGTAAGAAATACCCAAGCATGAACAAAGCACGCTTGGACGCCGAGACTAAAATGAAGAAAAACGGCAGCTCTGACTTTAAGGTAGAGATCGCATTATGACGCCCGCACAACGAGGTAAAAACATGCTCACGTTAGTACACCCACACATGCCGATACTGTCGCAAATTTGCAACGAAATCAGCCAACAACAGGCGCTAGAAATGCCTCCGGAGTTTTACGAGGATATGTTCGCGTTAATGGCGGAGAAGCGGGGCGTAGGCCTGGCCGCTCCGCAGGTCGGTATTCCGCTGCGCATTTTCGTTATGAATTACGGCGCCATAACAACCGAATTTATAAACCCGGTTATCACCGCCACGCCTGGCAAGGTCGTAACCAGCCACGACGAAGGATGCTTATCGTTCCCCGGCTTAAAGGTCAGCCGCAAACGCCACAAGAGGGTAACTATTGAGGGCTATAACCGACACTGGGAGCCGCTGCGCTTCGATCTGCGCGGTTTGGCGGCTTTCATTGTTCAACACGAAATCGACCACTTAAACGGCATTACAATCGCGAGGGCGAGCAAATGAGAACACTCAGCGAAATAACTACGGCGGTACGGTCTATGGGGGCATTCGACACCGCCGAGCTGCAATACGCGGTAGTAGCTTATGATGTGCTTATGTATCGGCTAGAACTGCGCAACGACCCGAAACAGTCACAAGAGTACGCCGAAGCCCTCGAGACGGACGTGCTGTCGTATGTCGGTCCGAATTGCGACCCGTTAAGCCCTGACGCCTGCGACACGTACCGGGTGTTGGCCGACGCAGTTAAAAGGGCCGCGCAGCTAATCGACAGGGAAGAAGAGGGCGCGGTCTTTAAAATGTACGACGAAGGGCAGTACGGCACGGTTGTGGTTAGCCGTGCCGTTTTCGACCGACTGGATAGCGGGTTTTTTATTCAACATTCTGGCCCGTTGGTTAAGTATATGTGTGCGAATCAGGGGGAGACAGAGCACCTCGAAGCGCTCGGCGTGTGTACCTTGGGCGTCCGCTCCGACGCGTACCCCGGCCTCGTCTGCGATTGGTTTAAAATTTCGGTGGAGTCGTAGCTATGAACAACAAACAGGTAGCCGAAGAGCTAGATCGATACGCGGCACACTTCCCAGAGGACTGCGACGCGGGGTCCGCGTTAGTGGCTGTTACGGTGGACGGGCTGACCCTCCGTTTCCGCCCATCGCGCAAAGCGCTCAAAAAAGTGGCGGATAAATTCCGCAAGAACCGTGGACCGAAAGCGGCACCGAAACAGGGCGCAGTCCACTGCCATGGCCCGCGTGAGCTTTTTAAACAATTTTGTGCGGACGGTGAGACGGGGAACGCGGTACAACTGGCACATCTTAAAAACCTGCCCGTTATCTTCTCCGCAGGCAGGGAGAACAACCCTAACCTGCTGGTGTGCCTGTCAGCACCCGTTAGGGGCTACGAGGATTTTGTGGTGGGGCGCATTTACGATGGGGACGGGGCGCTGCAACCTTGGGAGGTGTACCACGTACCGTCCGGAAGTAGTTGCGGCTCTGCTGCAACTAGCAAAGAGGCGTCGTTGCTTAAATTTGACGCTATCCCCGTGGACAAGCTAGAAAGGGCAGTCAAGAGCGCTGCGGACCGGGGCGGTTTCCAGCAACAAGCGTTGGCGCCGTACCAACCTGATTAGAGGACACGACCATGACAGCATCGAAGCTAGCAAAAGAGGCGGGATTTAAAAGCCTGGGCGACGTGGCGGCAATAACAGGCGAGTCGTCGAGTAACCTAACCAAGTGGCACAAAAACAAGCCGCAACTGTTCCGCGTTATCCTGGCGGGCTGTAAAGAAATCGCGAAGCAAAACAGGCCCACTGGGAGCCACTGGTTCTGCGAGAGTTGCGGGGAGGCGTTACAAGAAAAAGATGTGAAGCTGAACCAGCACCATGCCTATTGTGGGAACCTTGCGAAATGGGTCAAAATTGAAGGCTAGTTGCGCCGTTCGAGTAGGTCGATTATGCGGTTAATTTTCTGCTTCTGCTCGTTTAATTGGTCTTTAAAATGCTCCTGAAAATTCTCTTGACTATTACGGATAACCGCGACGTCAATCTGAATACTAGCCACGGATTTAACGATTTCCTTTTGTTGCTTTTTAACTGAAGCAACCTGCCTCTTTGTATTCGTATTGTCCGACGCTAAGGACTGATACGACCCCGTCACGGCAACGACGATTACGATAATAGTGATTAAGTTTTCAACACTCAACCAGCGCGCTAGCCGCCCATTGGTCATTTCTGGTTCTTGGTTCGGCACGTCTTTAGCTCCGTTTAGCTAGTGAAGAAAGTATGTTTATAACACTGCCTACGGGAGAAGTCCCGCCCGCTGCGTTTAATTTGTCTTTATGCTCTTGCTTCAGTATGCCGAAGTATGCCCACAACAACGTAACGAGCGGGGCGATAACGGCCGCCACGAACATCCAGCCGCCAGTTATCGACTCGACCAGCTTATCGTTGTCCGTCAGGACCGCGTATGCCCACATAGCTATAACCGTAATACACACGAAGGCAACCACACGAAACGCGCCTAGCGCAATAGCTGGGCGGGTAGAATGCGGGTTCTCCGCGTCGTGTTTCAGCATAGCGCGAAGGGTTTCGTTGCCCTCTTTGATCTGTGTCATTTCGACGTCGAATTCTTTGCCCAGGATCGCGGCACGTTGGTCCGCGGGGAGGCCGGCAACCACGTAATCGATGTCTTTGCCCGTAGCGGTCGGCGGTAGTTGCTTGTCGGAGGGTAGGACGGCATTAACGGCTGCGATTAACAGCCCGCCACCCGGAACGACTTCGCGGATAATACCCGCACCGACCTTTTTCATAATGTCAAATAGCTTAGTCATTATCGCGGTACTCGATTGTTAGGTCGTCGGCGCGCGCTGCGTCGATAACCTTGGCGTATAACTTGCGGTAGGCTGCGGTGCTGGACGCTACGCGAAGTTCTCCACCTGTGTTGCACCCCTGGCCCACCAACAGGCACCCGGCGGTATCTTCGTCGGTGTTGCCGATGTGAATCAGAATATAGTCGAAGCCCGGAACGTCGAGGACCTGCAGCATGCCCTCGTGGAAGCCGGGGAACTTTAAGCCGTAACGGCGATTAAACCCCCCAACGATTCGCAGGCCGACGTCGTATAGCCCCGCGGGGATACGCGTTTCGCCTGGTAGCTTCTCAGCCCGGTACTCGTCTTCCAGGCCGAAGCACTCGAAGCGACCGTTAACCAGGACGCGTGAGAGCGTCGCGTCGTCGTCACTTAGGAACCTATCGACTAAAATGCGCATAGTTAGCCCCTACTCTTGAGCGGGTTAAACGTTAGAAATAATTGCAGCCTGTCGCCGACTTTCGGGTTTTGCCAGAGCTTCCACCCTGCCCCGACGCGCAGGCATTTACCTGGAAGCGTGGGCGCGATTAAATAGAACTGGAAAGCAATCTGACCCTCGTCGGCCGTTCTTATGGTGCGGTACACCCATCCCGGCGTATAGGGGTTGTCGCTAACACTCTGATTGCCTTTATGTTGATAATAGAAATATGGGCCAAGCTGGACGCCTAAAACGTCTATTTTAAAACCGTATAAACTGTTACGCCACAACCAACCAACGCGGCCGATATAGCGGGCAAGCGGTGCGGGCAGTTTGTGGCGCCATTGCCAATGCTCGACAAGCCACCCGGTGTCCCCATCTAGCGAATTGTCGGGAGTCTGGAACCAGGACAGCCAGCTAGGTAGCCAGCCGTCCGTATTAGCAAAGAGAACAACCAGAGGCGCTAGGAAATAGTTCAGCACTTTAGCCGCAAGCGACGCCAATGCGAACGCGAACCACCGGAGCCAGGGCACTATCCCACCCACCCTTCGGCTTGCATAGCGCTTTTAATCTGTGCAACGCCTTCCGCTTCATCAATAGCGACCTGTCTAGCGTCGTCAACGACCATGTACGCGTCACGCTTAGCGTTAGTCTCCACGGCCAGCTTAGGCACGGTGACATCGGAGGCTAACGGGGACATAAAGGCTACGCGGTCCACCCTACGCCGGTCGTGCGCGGTTTTCCGGGCGCCTTCTTCGTTAACCCGAATGCCTGCGCTAACTGTTTCCCAAACGTCGCGAAAGGTGCGATCTGCTGAAATCGCACTGTCTTCTACAATAAAAAAGTTTCGCCCCGCAGGTACGTCCCTATCTGCTATTTCTTCCACCGTGAATATCTTTAACGCTTCAACGCTTGGCGAAAGCACGCATACCGTACCGTCGGTGTCTTCGTATATCACTTTCATTTACGTATCTCCGTGAACTGAGTAGCTAACTTGAGGCGAATCCACTGGGGTTACAGACCTGCCACACGTAACGATCCCGACGGCCGCGGTTTGAATAAGGGTCGTCGTCCCTACGGCCACATTAATGTTCGCGTCGTCACTCGCGTCGTCTTTACTGCACACCACAACCGGGCAGTAGTTGGCGTTAGCCATGGGCGTTAAGAAGTTGACTGAATACCGCCCTGTACCCCTGTCCGTTATGCTGGACACATTAAAAGAGTCCAGGATAGCCACGACCCCCGTACCGTTAAAAGTAACCCAGGCCTTACAGGACGACACGGCTTTATTTAGTTTTAAAGGCGTCACAATCCGGCTGTTATCGGTCCCGGCGTCGGTTTCGGCTTGCGTGGCTATTTCGGCCAAGCCTGCACGCGATTCGAGGGCGGTTACACTGGCCAAACCCGCAGGCGTAACGGCGCGCACTGCGTCGGTGCCCGTTTGCGTTTCGGTGTTAGTTGCTAACTCGACGATGCCCTTAACGGTCGTCGAAGCGTCCGGAACGGATAACACGGTCGATAGTTCAAACCAGTCGTTAACCGAGTCGAAAACAGCCGTCACTAGCCCCCCGGCCGACAAGTCGCCCGCAGCGGGGTCGGCCCCCGAGGAGGTCTTGAAGTTCTTAACGCCGTTGGCGGCCACGTCAACCGTCGAGGGGCCGGTGTTAGCGTTCCCTGGGCGGAAAGAAATACGCATCCCGTCGAAGTATTTCGGCGGGGTTTGTTGGCCGGCGCGAATGTCCAGAACGTATACATCGGCAACACCCGACTCGTCGTAACTTATGGCGCGACCGGCCGACAGTTCAATCATTGATTGCACGTACTGCGAGGCGAGTTGTGTCTCTGCGTCACCAGTTGGCACGATACTTGCTAAACGTAGCAATGCCTGCTGCCACCCGAATAGATCGTTAGCGCGCCCTTTAAAGTACGGCGTACCGTCCCCGGCTCCGGCTCCGGTTTCATCTTTCGAACTGCCGTAGGTGTAATCGGCATCCGGTGCGGTTATACGACCGGACATATTGCCGTTAGTGCTTGGGTTGATTGCCATGGTCAGGCCTTCCTGTTAGCTATAAGTTACGAGTATACCCAACCACTGTTCAGTTGGGCAAATTTTAAGGCATAAGTCTTCGAATTCGTCGCGGCGCGATTGTTGCACGGCCGCATTTTCCGGGAAGGTCTGCCCGCCGATATAAAGGAAAAACGGGAATTTCGTGACGTCGTTCGGTATCAGGTATTCTCTGAGCGCAAACGCTTCCAGGTTCCCGCCGTCCTGCGCAGCGGGGGCGCCGTCTTGCATTTCGAACGACCCGTCGCCGATTATTTTAGTAGTGCCAACCGAAATTTTATTAACAAGAGGATAGCCGGCCGGTGAATTCGTGCCACCGTCCTGTGACTCTGCGTCGTTATCTTGAGAGTCGGCGCCCCCGTCGAACATTGTAAACGGCACACCGCCCGAACCGTCGTCCAGGAAGTCGAACGGGTCGCGTAGTACCGGCGTAACGTCCCCGTCGACGGAACCGCCTAGCGGGTGTTCAACGGAAGGAACCCACCACTCATGCACGAAAACGTCGAAGCCGGCCGCCTGCAAAGCGTCCTGAATAGTTCGGGGCGACTGGAACTCCGCCGGGACCCAAGCGGCGGCCAGGCGAATACGTCGCGCCGCTTCGCTTAGGCCCGTATCGGGTAGCGCGAATTCGGTTTCCCACGCTTCGAGCTCCCGCGTTACCGTTGGGTCTATGTCGCGGAATATGTTGTCATAGTAATCTTTTACGTCGTCGCCTAGAGGCTTCGTTAACCCCTGGAAGAACTCGCGTAGTTGCTTACTGGCGGTAAGCCGCCACGCCCGCGCGTTCGGTAGTAGATGCTGGAACACCCGAAAGAATAACATTAGACGAACACCACGTTAGACGCTTTGGCTTTTTCGCCCTCTCCTAGCACATAATTCGCCAAGTTGCCAGTTAAGGTTGTTTGTATGAACGCGGCGGAAGTAAAAGTACCATTTGCAGCCGTAACAATGTCCTCGACGATAGCCGAAAGCCTGGTACGGGTTAGCTGGTCATTTCGCGGCGGAACCGATAGGCCAGCGATAAACGGGTCGACGCCCGCGAAGTACTCCTCGACCGCGGTGGTAACGTCGGCCTGTACTTGCGCCAGGTCCCCGACGCCGGCTATGCCCGTAACTGTAATGTCGAAACCGGTGCGTGTAATCGGTAGCGAATTAACAAACGCGTTAGCATTACGACGGAAAGCCAAGCCATTCGAATCAAAGTTAATAAGGTCGAGAACTGCGGTTAATTGGGCGGCTGTTGGTATACCATCCGCAGACCCCGACGACGCGACGGTCGCTTCGCTAAAAACGTTTACCTCGCCAGGGTCGCCGGTGTACGGGAAAACGTTAATAATGCCGGCTGCCTCTTCGCCCCAGATTTCGTAATCAGCATACGCGCCGCCCTGCGGTGGCTTCTGCCTGCGGTCTATGATTCGTTGGCGGTATACTTCGGTGGCTTCGGCATCAGCGCCCGTTATGGTCTGCGAGTTCACTACGGCTTCGCGCGCTACGTTGGCCAGCGGGTTAGCGAATGACAGGGTGTCGCTGGCGGTTAGGTTGCCGATTGCACCCGCCCCGCCTCCGCCTGCTTGATCGGATACGGCGCGGACCGTTGCCTGGACTGTCGGCGCGTTTAACAGGGTCGAACCGATTGTGATGTACGTAACGCCGTTAATAGCTCCGACGAGTTGGGACCCGGAGGGGAGCGAGCCGACTTCCAACATTACCGTTATGTCGATAAGCAGTTCCGCATTAGTGGCCGCCACCGGGTCGCCGACGCCAAACAACCTGCCCCAAAAGCGGAGCGGGTTAATTATCTCGCCTAAAACTTCGGTGTCTTTGTCAGTGGCAGTCTGTACGAAAAATTGCAGGAACATAAACCCGCCGTACTTGAAAAGCAGAACAAAAACTGCGGCCAGCGCTTTAGCTAGCACGCGCATAAATGATTTCGGTAGTGGGGGGATCGTCTGGTTTAGGAACGCTTCGAGCTGCGCTATAATGTTGTCGCTTATTTCTTTCGTGGTTACGGTTGTTAAACTCATGCCGACGCCTTCCAATTCTCGGTAAATGTAAATTGTGACTCTTCGCCATTCGCTTCGATGTCGACCACAATACGGACCCGATTAAGGGCCGGAATGCTAGCGGCTACCGTAACCGACGACGCGATAGACTCCGCCGTGAAAAACTCCAGGTCCCTGTTCGCCGCGTCTTCTATGCGGCGGAGGTTGCCCGAAGTTGCCGGAAGCGACTGCAACAGGTTCTGCGTTTCGCTGTGGTACTGTCGCGCCGGGATGTTTTCGTCAACATTGCCCCACCAGTTCGCCGGGTTGTTGTCGCGCCCGTCGTCGTCCTCATTGCCTCCGAACATTGCCAGGTAAGCGGCCGTTTCGAGTCCCCCGGACATTTCTACCAGACCGCCCTCTATGGTTATCTCGCCGTCGTCGTCGGTCTGGAAGAGTATAACGTCGCCTTGCTGTTCCATTAGTTGTTCCCCCCGGTTGGTCCGGGTGCGCTTGAACCGCTGTTAATATCGTGGTTGTGTCCGGCTATCTGTTTACCGGCCACCGTAAGGGATGTCGGTATGGCTACGGCGCCTGTGGGGTCGATAGTAACACCGTTTATGTTTACCGTCCCGTCCGCCTGTAATTTGAAAAAACCGTTTGCATTCGTAATCTCGGCCGACCCGTCATTATGCAACCAGGCTTCAACGATTGAAAGCCGGGTAACCGGGTCACGCGCATAGATACGCTTATCGCCTTTCAGGGCCTTCGGCGCGTTGATCGGGTCCAGATAGCCGACCGCCATAACGTTGCCCTGGCGCGTCGAAGGGACGCCGGCGCAGTAGTCGGTATTAAGCGGGAACGAGTCGTCGCCCGGGTCCGCGAAGTGTTCCGCAGTTACCACCGGGCCGCCGCCTGGGTCGACCTGTACGTCTGAAACGTTCGCATCGCGACGGAGTGCCCGCGCGAAACTCTTAACTAACCCGATTAATCCCACGGCAACGTCTCCGGTATTTCCCCGCTAAATGAGCCGGGCAAAACGAGCTCGAGGACAGCGGTTTTCTCGGTAGCATTTTTAAAGAAATCGACCGCCCTTATAAGTAGTTCGTATTCAGTGTAGACCATGGCGCCCGGAGCTAAAAGCGTCAACGTGGTATTCGGTGCCCATAGGTTGCCGTCTGGGTCGCGCCAAGTCGATACGCTCGCAGCGTAGCTCACCAGGTTGCCGAACATTCGGCCTATTTTGGCCTCCGCTGCGGTTTTGCCTGTTCCGACTGAGTCCGGAGCCTTAAAGGTTAACGGACGAACCACCGGGCCGGCGTGGGGGTTCTTGACGGTGAATTGCGCGCCCTCCGTGCCTACCTGGACAAGTTCCAGCGCTGTTATACTGCTAAAGTACTCCTGCGGGTTAAACGTCGGCTCAACGGATACCAACGGCGACACGCCCTGACTTAAGTTCGCTACGGGCTGGCCGTTTGCTACGGACGACCAGAACAACAACTCGCCGGCGGTAGTGCTTGACATAACCAGTTTTCTTTGCTTAGCGAGGTCCGCTAGAAAATCGGTTATTTTCTGCCCTGCCTCAATCGCGACCCTTTCGAATATATCGCCCTGGTCGGCCAGGAACACGACGGACACGCCGAAGGGTGCGGCCAGTGTGGCGGCTATCTCGCGCAGGCCTTGGCCATTAAATTCTAACGGGTACGCGCTGGCCGGCGGGGTACAGTCCCCCAAAACTCCCGGCTTACTGTACCCAGTTACCGAAATCACGCGGGGGCGCCCCAGTAAAGGATCGACACCGACAAGCGCGCCCGTGAACAGCGGCTCGCCGCCCACGGTTACGGCTAATGGCTTAAATGAGGCCGGGCGGAAAGTCTCGCGGAAGCCTGGCAAGTCCGGCTCGAATGGCGCACCGAATTGGATAGAGTCGGGCGCGTCGATTGCTCGGCGGATTTGAATTTGTTCCCAAAAGCGGAAGCGCTCCCCGTCGATAGTTACCGCAACTTCGTCGACATCGACCGCCGGAGCGGTTACAGACACAACGACCGGCGCGGTTGGGTCGGTTGGTACGGTTAAGGTCGTACCGGCTGTTAGCGGCTCAGCTACGCCAGGGTTGGCCCTTGCTATCTCACTGGCTTTCGTTTCCGTGCCGTAGACTTTGCGGGCGATCTGCTCGAACGTGTCGCCGGTTTGGACGCTATACGTAATAGACAATTTCGCGCCCCTTCGGTAGTTCCAGGATTTCGGAGCCCGTTAAATCGTTCGAGGTTATTAAGAAATCTAGTTGGCTGTCGATGTCTCCATAAAGTTCGGCGGACAGGTCAATGATTGTGCGTGCACGGTCCAGAACTATACGGCGTTCCTGTTTGAGTGAAAAAGAAATTTCAACCAGGAAGCCCGCAGCAAGTGCCGCCGCCTCTTGTAGCTGTTGGTACGCCGCACCGGTGTCGATACCCCCGAAAGAGGTAAACGCCGCCTCGCGCCATAGGGTCGCCTGGTCCAGTTCGTCTAGTAGCTTTTCAGCCGCTTCGAGTGCTTCGGGCTTTGTTATAAACTGCGCGTTAACAGACGACACTATCGAACCGGACACCAGGCCCAGCGCGTAGAGATCGTTGGAACGAAACGCGTTTATCTCGCGCGGGCTGTCCGCTCCGGGGCTCGCGCCGTCTCCCGCGGTGATCGTGTCCAATAAGTCCGAGTAAGCGACTAGGCGGGCTTTAATTCCCTCCGCAAATAGCGCTGGCGTTTGAACTAGCAGGATAGTTTGGAAGGCCAACGCGAGCGGGTCGTTTATTAGCGTGTCAATACCCGCGGTAATAGAATCCTTAATAGCGTCAAACTGTTGGCGGACGTTGTCCTGTTCGGCCGCTACGGTGCGTAGGACGGAACTAACGGTGCCCAGTGTGGTTTCGTAGGCCCCCTTAAGAGAAACGCGCTGTATGGCCGTGTCCAGCGTTACGCCGTCGGCAAACTCTTCGGATGCTGCGGCGGTGTATTCATCGACTGCGGTAAGTACCGACGCAGCGGGGTCTGCCTGGTTGGCCGGGAAGATTATGCCTGTCGTCTCCCAGAACGTCACCTCGAACACGGCCTGATTGGCTGCGGTCTTCAAGTCGTCGCGGCGGGTAATCGTACCGAAAGGCACGACGTCGCGGGTGCCATAGGTAGGGTGTTCCAACCGTCCGGTACCGCGTTCCAGCAGCGCGTCCAGAAAGGTTTCCGACTCTAGGTCGTAGTCGTCGCCCCAAAAGAACAGGCGGAGCGGGTAGCGGCGCCCAGAGTGCCCTGAGTCCTGTATGTAGGTCCCGTCGGCGTCGGCAAAATTAAAAGCGGCCGTATGTTTGTCGACATCCTGCCGGACGTCTTCGTAATCAGCCGACAGCCGTACACCGCTAGGCGAGTTATATACTACTTTGTCGCGTAGCCTGTCCATCCACATCGTTAAAATGCTCCTGTAGGCTGCAACCGAATGCCGCGACCCTGTCTGCCCCGGGCCATTTCGGCGCGACCTGTTTCGTCTTTTATCACCAGTTCCGAAGTTTCGGTGGTGCGTGTCTCTTCGACGCTACGGGCTACGCGCTCTTGCGGGCTCACCATGCTACGGCGGCCCAGGTTAGCGCCACCTTTAGCGGCCGCCCGTGCTTCCGCGTCGGCGACGTCGCCTTCGGGGTCGTCGATAAGTCCCAGGAATTGCCCGACGGACTTCGCGCCCGCGACAATGCTGCCGAAGTTGTTCTTAATAAATTTAATGGCTTCGATTAGGGCACCGATAGGCGCCAGGATTAAGCGGAGGATAAACGGCATTTTATCAAAGCCGGCTGATACGTCGTCGATCCACGTAACCAGCCCAACGAACCCTGCGACCAGTGCCGCGACGCCAATAACCAACAGGGCGATAGGGTTCGCAGTCATTACCAGGTTCAACAGCACCATGGCGCCGGTGGCCACTTTAAGCGCCAGCATTAAGCCCAGGAACACCCCGCCTAGTTTTAGGACGGCGTCGCCATGCGTAGTGATGAAACGCCCGAAACGTAGCCCGGCGTCTAGTGTTTTTATGAACAACGCGGCCAAGTTGTATTTCCGGTTGAATTCGATAACCGCTGTAATAATTTGTTTAACAGCGTCGCGCAGATCCCGCAGGAACGTAACGACGCGGTCCTGGATCATTTCCTTATTGGCCACGATCCATTCGCGCCACTCCCGGACGGTCTTCGTAATAACGGGGAGCATTGGCAACAATACGCCCTGCAGGATGCCCGTCAGGCTCTTTTTCAAGCTGTTAACGGCGTCGTTATACGCTTCGGCCGCTTCGGCTTGCTGCAACGTTATCAGGCCGTTTTCGCGCTGTTCTTTTTTCAAAGCTTCAATAGCTGCAACGCTGTTTTTAGAAATGTCAACCAGGGCCAGGCCGGAACGACTAAACGCCGCGTTAGCTAGGGCGGCTTTTTCGGTCGCGCTGTCCGCGTCGCGCATTGCTTTAACGTATAGGTCGAGTGCTTCCGGGATACTCTCAGCGGCTACGACTTGTTTAAGCAATTCGGGGTTTAAGTTTTTGAGGCCGGACACTAGCGGCCCCATGCCGGCGCGCGCTTCGCCCAGGCGTTTAGAAAATGCGCCCAGGGAGTTGTCGAGTAGCTCGGTGCTTACGCCGCTTTGCTCAGCGATAAACTTCCACTCTTGAAGTGATTCGATAGGAAAGTCGAGTCGGCGCGATTGCTTCACGAGCTTGTCGGCCGCGTCGGCTAACTGGTTGAGTTTGAGGATACCGCCCGTAATTACGGCGCCGGTGAGGATACCGCCGAACTTTAGAACGCGGCCGGCTGCACGTTTAAACCCGCGAATAACGGAATTCAGTGCGCGATTAGCAGTGCGCAGTCCGCGAGCCATTGCGCGCGTCATTTTGCCCACGCGGTTTTGCATCCGGGTAACGGGTGCCGTTACGCGATCGACTGCTTTAAATACTGCCTCTACGCTAAAACGGCCCGCCATGTTGCTATGTCCTCGGTTTTGTGTGTTGTTCTAATTCTGCCCGAAGTCCTTCGAAGAAGAAACGAATTTCGCTAGCCTTGAGAGTCCGCGGGTCGGGTAGCCCTGGGTAATCTCTGCACGCCTGTAACAGCATTTCACGGTATACGGTGTGGAAGGTGTGGCCGCCTTTCGGTTCGAAATACGGCTCACCTCCGCGCACCAGTGGCGTGCGGACTAATCCATTAAAAGCGAAAAAAGCGCCTCGCAAACTTTTACATCGGTGCCCATTAGGCCCGCGAATGTGCTGGGGTGTACCTTGCACATATCGCCCATAATGGCGTAAGTTTTCGTAACGTCGTAGTTCTTTTTCTTCCCGTCCATAGCCATCAAAGATGCGCCCGTACGTTCGTGGAAGGTAATGGCGTCTTTGTGCTTCGACTTCGGGTTAATAGGCGTGTAAACCGCCTCGCCGTTATCGTTGACGATCAGCTCGCCGCGCATAATGGCGCGAATGATACGGCTTTTTTGCTTGTTAAACGCGGTGAGGTCTTCGGCGTCTAGTTCCGCCGTATCAATGTCCAGGTCCATAGCGTCGACGAAGCGGTCGAACTCGACGCCCGCCGATTCTTTGTCGATTGTGTAGTCTTTGGTACTCATGATCGTTTCCCTATTTTTAAAATGGTGCCGCGCGCCGTTCAACACGGCTAAAGGGAATAGGGGCCCGCGCAGCATAGTAAAACCCTATTAAACCGGCCGTCCGTGGCCGTTGTGCCGCGCTACTGCGCTTGCAAGATGCCTGGGCCCATAAACGAGAGGGGCGCCGTAGCGTTCAAGCTGCTAGCCTGCGTTTCGCCGACGATCTGCGCCGTGCCTTGGTACGTGATTCCCGACGCGTAGGTGATGCCCAACGCGAAGAAGTCCGGGCGATTCGAGAGTTCTTGCAGGAACTCCGCGTCGCCGCGGCTGTCGTCAATTTGGACAACAACGCCATCGAGGGACAGAGGTACGCGCGTTTTAATAAGCCGCGCGGTTGGGTTCCCGTTCGCTTGCACTTCGTTCTCAAAGCCGCCTAGCTTACGCTGCGACTCGGCATCAGCCGCGACCGCAAATTCGCGCCCGTCAAGTGTTAAGGATTCAATACTGCCGCCAATGGCTGCCATGGTCTGCGCTCCTGTATTATGCGACTACCGCGGCGGTTCCGAAGAAAAAGCCGAAGTTTAGGTCGATTGATTTGATGTTTGTGTTGCCGCTAAGTTGTAACGTAACCGCCAAGTTTAACCGTTTAGGGTTGCCGCTGTCGATTTCTGCGACGGTGTTTTTCTTCGCTGTTTCTGGATCGCTGATAATAGCGTTTAACGCCAGGCTATCGATAATCGAGTTCGCAGCCGTAACAGCTGTGCGTGGCTTTTTAGCGTCAGGGTTCACGGTTGGCTGGTTGTCCGGAATCAACGGCGCGCCGTCCCACTTGGCCGTAGCAAATTCCAGGTCCAGATTAAAGATAATATTTTGCAGCTTCACAATATCAACAACGAAGCGATAGGCCGGTGTTGGGTCGCCGGTTGGGTGGAAGAACGTCACCACGTCCGAAACGTTTACAACGCCGTCTTTAATTTCGACCGTTGAGCTGCCGGCCTTGACGGCCACGTCGCGTTCAGCGTAGGTCCATTGTTCGCCGTCAGTTCCAGGCGTTAAGCCCGTCGCGTCTTGGCTGCCGTAATCGTGTGGCGGATTGTTGTTTGCAACCGGTGCAATTCTGGCCAACTGGCGCGCGGCGACGACGAACGGCAAATCGTTCGAGCCTGGCGCGACTAGCTGGGCGTTGGTGCGGTCGGTTTTGCGTGCGTCCGGAACAGCGGTGGCCGCTGTCACGCCCGCGGAAGTCTCGCCAGAGAATACGACCAGCGGTTTGCGAACTAACGCGCCCCACCGGCCTTCGCCGAACGTGTCGTACTTGTCGAGCGTAGCGGTGTCCGCGACGTCCATACAGTTCAACATCATTGTTTCCCAAATGTCGCCGACTTGATTCAGCGCCGTGTCAACGTCGGGGTTAACCAGGCCGCCTGCGGGTTGCGTAAATGCGAAGGTCGTGCCGGCTGTTGTTGATCCGACAATTTCCAGAACGATGTCGTTCGCGCTGGTGCCTTTCCATTTAGAAGTTACATCGACTTTTGTGGTGCCGTCGACCGCGATAATCGGCATTTCAAGCACGGCATTAATTGCCGCGGTCATAGCCGTTACG